TCAGTCTGAGCTCGCTTGGCTATCTGTTAAAGGTGGTGGTGTGGGCGGACACTGGGGTGATGTAAGACCTGTAAGTGATAAAGCACCAGGACCAATACCATTTATTAAAGTAGCCGATGCAGCAATGACTGCGTACAAACAAGGCAAAACAAGAAAGGGGAGTTATGCAGCATACACAAACATCAGCCATCCAGACATTATGGAATTCATTAATATCAGAGTGCCGACAGGGGGTGACAGCAACCGTAAGTGTTTTAACATTAACAATGCTGTCAATATTACTGATGAGTTTATGGATAGTGTGCTTAGTAATAGCGACTGGAATCTGGTGGATACTAACACAGGTGCTACTACAGAGACTATCGGGGCGAGGGAACTTTGGGAGAGACTTCTCGAGGTACGCTTCAGAACTGGAGAACCGTATCTTAACTTCATTGACGAAGCTAATAGACAGCTCCCCCAAGCCCTAAAGGATGAAGGACTCGAAATCAAAGGAAGCAACCTATGTAATGAAATTCACCTTCCGACCAACGAAGATAGGACGGCAGTATGTTGCTTATCCAGCGTCAATCTTGAACATTTTGAGGCGTGGAAGGAAACCTCGCTAGTAGTAGATTTGATAACTATGTTGGATAATGTACTTACACATTTCATCGATGGTGCTCATCCTATACATATGAAGAAGGCTATTACATCTGCAGTCGGTGAGCGTAGTCTAGGATTAGGTGCTATGGGATTCCACAGTTATCTACAGAGTAAGAACATCCCTTGGGAAAGTGCCCTAGCCACGGGTAAGAACCTACAGATGTTTAAATATATAAAGGATGAAGCCTTATCTGCTACTAGGGCTTTAGCTGATGTTAGAGGAGAATATTTAGATGGTATCGGAACAGGTAAAAGAAATTCTCACTTACTCGCTGTTGCTCCTAATGCTAACTCCTCTATTATTTGTGGGACTAGTGCTAGTATTGAGCCTATCAAGTCTAATGCTTATACTCATAGGACTAGGGTTGGTGCTCACTTGGTTAAGAATCAACATCTCTCTAAGATACTTAAAGAACACAGGCTTAGGTTAGGTGAAGGTAAGGAATGGTTAACTAGGCAGTGGTCTAACATTATCCATCATGAAGGCAGTGTTCAACAGTTAGACTATTTGAGTGAGTGGGAGAAGGACGTATATAAGACTGCTTTTGAATTAGACCAAGAGTGGGTAGTAGAGCACGCAGCTCAAAGGCAAGTGTTTATATGCCAAGGTCAAAGCGTTAATCTATTCTTCCCTGCAGGTAGTAACAAGTCATATGTAAATAAAGTACACCTTAAGGCTTGGAAGGATAAGTTAAAGGGGTTGTATTATTTAAGAACTAATAGCTCTAGTGTAGCTGAGCAGATTGGTAAGAAGGTAGAACGTATTAAATTAGAGAACTTTAAGGAGGAGGAAGGATGTCTGAGTTGCCAGGGGTAATGGATGAGGCTCAAGCTTACAAACCGTTTAATCACGTGTGGGCTATGGAGATTGCAGAGGAACACGAGAAGGTACATTGGGGTACATGGGAAGTTAAGCTACAAGAGGATGTCGACCAATGGAAGAAAGGGGATATCAGCGATGTCGAGAAGAACCACATCACTCAGATACTACGCCTCTTCACACAGTCAGATGTACAGGTAGGTCAGAACTACTGTGACCTATTCATCCCTAAGTTCCGTAACCATGAGATTAGGAATATGTTGATGAGCTTTGCTGCGAGAGAAGGCACACATCAGAGAGCCTACGCTTTACTTAATGATACGTTAGGCTTCCCCGACAGTGAGTATGAAGCTTTCCTTGAGTATGAAGAACTAACAAACAAGGTTGAGTTCATGCAAGATAATGATACTTCTACACAGCATGGTCTAGCTAAGGCTCTAGCACAAACCTGTTGTAATGAAGGTATGTCGCTATTCTCTGCTTTTGCTATGTTATTAAACTATCAAAGACGGGGCAAGATGAAAGGTATGTGCGAGGTAGTTGAGTGGAGTATTAGAGACGAGAGTATTCATGTTGAAGGTATGTCTAGACTATTTAGAGCATTCTGTTCTGAGCATCCTAGGGTTGTTACAGATGAATTTAAAGGAGAAATATATGAGATGTTCAGGGTGGCGGTGTCCTTGGAAGATAAGGTTATCGATTTGGCTTATGCACTGGGAAGTGTGGAGGGTCTCAACAAAGCTGAAGTTAAAGAATACATACGACATTTGGCGGACAGACGATTAATAATGCTCGGTCTTAAGCCTAATTGGGGTGTTAAAGATAATCCCCTGCCTTGGGTAGAATGGATTGTAGCAGGTGATAGTTTCAAGAACTTCTTTGAAGGAACTGTTACTGATTACTCTGCTGCAGGAATGGACGGTGAGTGGGGGTGGTAAAGAAGAACTACCTCCCAAACTTTGAATGGCATAAAGGGTTTAAGTGGGACAAGTTAAAGGAGCAGAAATGCAAGGATACAAAGGATGGAAAGGAAGACAAAGACTACACGCAAAAGGAAGAGACACGGGATGGGAATGGATAGAGGACTGCTCCCTGAAGGGGTGCTTAAAGGAGTTCAAGAAGTATATAATTTCCCACAAGGGATTGTTCTTAACTTCTCTAATAGTGGTATCACTACTGATAGGTGAGTCTAGGGCTGAGATATTCGATGGAAGAATTGAAGCACCCTCAAGCCCTTTCTCATTTCCCCACAAGGATGATTACGTCACTATGGATATAGTCCAAACAGATGGAGGCGGTGGTACTGTTGTATGTCCTAGTGTACAGGCTTGTTATACATATGTACTAAGAGCAGAAGCTAGAGGTGCTCTTCAATTCTGTGAGAGTATGACTATTAAGCGTGATGGTGTAATTGTTTGGTGGAGGAAGTATTTCTAATGGGTGACGATTATTGGGATAAGAAGAAGTGGCTTGATGGTCTTGGGGAGAAGTTTAGAAGAGGGGTTACTAACAATATCCCCATAATACCTACCTATAGAGAACTAGAGATGAAACTAACTGAGCTTGAAGACCAACATACTATACTAGGTACTAGATATGAGGCGTTGTGTAAGATACTAAGGAAACAAGGTTTAGATAGAGTGGACAGCTACTACAGTAACTTACAGAAGTTAGCTGAAGATGATGGAGAGATTTGGATTACTAATGATGATGGCAGTAAATGTAAAGTACAACATAAAATGGAGGACAAGGAGTAGTGGGTAAATCTGACACTACTTACTTATATAATGGATAGACTTCCGAGAGAAACTACAGTCTTACTTACAGAATTAGAACTTATGTTCCCTGACCAAATGGTTACTGAACAAATGTCTGACTTTGAACGGGGTAAGAAAGCAGGAGTAATAGAATTACTTCGTTTATTAAGACAACTACAACACACAGGAGAATAACTATGGGCGGATTATTTAGCTCACCTAAAGCACCTACACCACCACCACCAGCTACACCAGCAGCAGCACCAAGAGATGATGCTACTTTTAAGCCAGGTGATGATGGTCTTAAGAAAACTAAGAAGATGACAGCTATTAAGAAAGGTAAAGGCAGATTAGCCATTGCTGTTAAATCAGGCGTTAAGTCTGGAGTAGCTAAAGGATATTAAGGAGTAAGGTATGGCAGAAGAACGTACAGTAACACTCAAAGCTAGATGGTCTAAACTAGAAGGCGAGAAGTCAACGGTATTAGATAGAGCAAGAGATTGTGCTTCTTTAACTATTCCTTCTATGTTAACTAAGCAAGGTCATAAGGAGCAAGATGTATTAGCTACTCCTTATCAATCAATTGGTGCTCGTGCAGTGAATCACTTAGCGAGTAAACTATTGTTAACATTGTTACCTCCTAATGCTCCTTTCTTTAGACTGATGCCTAATCCTGAGGATGTTGCTGACTTAGACCCTCAGCAGGATGCTCAGTTAGAGGAAGCATTAGCTAACTATGAAAGAGATTTATATACATATATAGAGAAGAAAGGTACAGGTAATGCTTTACTTCGTCTTGAAGATGAAGAGTTAAGAGTATATAACCTAAATGAATACGTTGTTAAACGTAATGCACTAGGTAAAGTAGTAGAGGTTATTGTTAAAGAAACAGTACACCCTACTGATGTACCTGAACTAGACTTAACAGATGAAGATACCGACCTATACACTGCCATTAATATTATGGAAGATGGTAAGTATGAAATCTATCAGGAAGTATTAGGTGAGGTAGTGCCTGGTTCTGAAGGT